GCGCAGCTTCGCGCGTGATATCGACAAGAGTAAGCAGCGTATTACTTGCCACGTTTAAGACTCCGCAAAGACAGTGAAAACCGGCTATTGCCGATTGCCATTGCCACTTGCGAACGTGGCTAACGCTGCCCATAAGGGCCGGTCTTATCGTGACGAACGTCGGGTGCGAACCGAATACGCTAGGGCTTCCTTGCCCCGGTCTTATCGCGACGAACGATAGTTATTAACTATGCGTGCGACACTAGCACGTAATAACCAGTATGTCAACGTCACTCGTTCTTGCCGTATTCTAGGAACGCAAGCGCAGCACCGAGAAACGCATGTAGCCGTTTAGCCTCTGTCAGGTTAAGTTCTATCGTTGACTCAAACCCGTCTGGTCTGCCGTCCTTAAATCGCTCGTACGACTCAATGCTAAGCGAGCCGTCAACTGCCATGATTTCCAGCCCTGTATCATGGAAGCACCCGTCTGCTTCCTCTGTAATTTCAACGGAAATATGGTATTTCAGTGATGACACTGTATCGTCATCTTTCATCGCCCCATCCTTTTCTTGTCCTGGGCCTCACGAATAGCCACAAACTCTGCGTATGTCGGAACACCTAGCGGGTTGTTGTTACTAACACGCGACTGCCCGGCTATAGGCTTTATCGGTGCGGGCGGACTCTTTACGGCTGGCTTTTCCTGCGGCTTGCTAAGCTCGTACTCAATCATCGCCTCTATCTTGCCGATTGCCATCGCGGCTTGATATGGCGGCATGCGCTTGATGTTATTAGTGACATTCATGTTCTTGGACAGCGCATACATAAGCTCTGCAGGTCGCTGCGACGACACGATTGCCTGTCCTATGCCAGGATGGTTAGCAATCTCCGGGTCGCTCAGTAACGCCTGCTTTGCCTCAAGGTAATCAGGAACCGCCTGCGCAAATTGCTGTTCCGCGCTTATCAGATAGTCCTGTTGCCGCTTGTGATTCTCATAAGCCGCACGCTGGCGTTCGTGCTGTATGATTTCCTCGCGCACCTGAAAGCGCGCCATGTCCGCGATATATTGCGGGTCGAACTGCCCAGCCTGGTAGTGATCTGGATTCGGCGGTCCTTCGGCTTCCTGCGGTTGCCGCTGGCCTTGCGGATCAACGCCGAGTTGTTTCGCAAGTAACGCTTGCTGTTGCGCAAGCATCGCCTCTAGCCTGTCGGCGCGCTGGCGCTCAGCTAGCTTCTCCCGTGCCTCTGCGGCTAGCCTGTCGCGTAACGTCTGGCCTTTCTGTTGGAATCGTCCTTGATCGTCACGCGGCTGTTCGTCCTCAGCCTCGTCCTCGTTGTCGTCTTCGTCCTCGTCTTCTTCTCCCTCGTCACCCCGAAATTCCTCGTCCTGATCCGTCGGCGGCTTTGGATATTCGGGAGGCCTAAGCGGCTGTTGCTGGCCTTCCTGTACGATTGGCGCATCGTTTACAACCGGCTCTGCTAATGCTACTGGTGCGGCTTCTTTAGCCATTCATTTGCCCTCTGTTTCTGAAAAATTCGCGCATAATTTCACGAGATCTGAAGCCCTAATTTGCAGGAAACAACGCACAATATGTGCGTTGTCCTCTATGTCGTATGTAGTCGCGTGAACAGTAACAACTCCGTCTGATTCGGCCACCCAAACGTCGCAGTCAAATGGCTTATTGTCTGGCCAAATTGCGCATTTACCTGCCGCGCTTAGCTTATTCACTTAGATATTCCCCTCTTGTGGTTCTTGCGGTACAGGCTGCGAAAGTACGGCTGCTTCGCCTGCAACAACAGCCGGATTAGTCGGATCGGGCGCTTTCAACAGGACATTAAGCCGGTCGGTCATCGCCCGGTATCTGTCAAGGTCAAGTTTTTCTTCTTCGAATACGATCTTTTGCCCGAGAGCCTGTAACTGCTGCTGCATCTGCTCAGCCATAGCCATGGCCTGTTCGGCTTGCTGCATTAACTGCTGTTCACGCGGAGTCGGCGGATCGTCACCCTCTGCGGTAGGCGGTCGCAGCCTGTCGGCTATCTTGTCAGCCACCGGGCTATCAAGCGACGAAACAACCAAGTCTCCCGCAACCTGCATCAGCGGCGGGTATTTCTGTGCGAGGTCCATCAGCATAGCAGCCGATTCTGCCCGTCTAGTGGCGAATGACGGCCCCGTACTAATGGCAACGTCATACTTTCCCATACCAGGGTTATAAATCGCCTCTACGCCGCGCATTTGCTCGTTAGGCTCGGCCTTGGCCTGCGGCTGGTTCGGGTCAATCGCAACCTGCTGAACCTCGCCATCCTCACCGAGGATTCGAAACAGCGTAGGACGGGTGTAAACCCGTGGGATCATATCCAGAATCACGCGCCCCAACTGTTCAATCGCCTGGTTCGCATGGATTGAGAAGTGCGCCAGGCTTACATCGCCCTGGCGCTGTTGTGCGAGGATTGCTCGCCCTGATTGGTCCGACTCGTCGGCACTACCCTGGCTAGCGTTCCATTGCCCGGTAACGGCCTTCATGTCGTCAATGGCAAGCTGCAACAGATTGAAGGCGCCGTTAGGTATCTGTGCGAACGGCTGGCGCTCTGGTGCGCCTACAAGCGTGCCTGCGACGGATACCGGCTTATACCGCAGCACCGAGAACGGTACGCGGTTGGCCTGAGACCACTCGTCGTTGAAGTCCTCAGTCGCACCGAACGGAGCAACCCACGGGCTAAGCGGCTGCATCCCCACCATCTCGGTCATGGCGGATTGCTGATAGTTGTACTGAATCTGCGACGACGTAAGGTCGCGCACCATTCCGTGGAAGTACATTTTCCCGTCATGTATCACTTGCGCACCGGCAAACCGCACAATCGGCAACATCGTGCAAGGTATCTCGCGGCGGTCGAGAATGGTCGAGCCTGCGACCTTGTACCACATGCACTTCTTTTGCTCGATGGGTCGCTTATCCACTACCATGCCAGGTTGCAGCATGGAAGGGTCGGCTATCTGCGATTCTTCAATGGTCGAGCCATCAGCCAGCAACAACAACTCACCCGTCGTTTCGGTTTCTAGCTCGTAATACTCTGCAACGCGCACCGTGTTCTTTTCGTTCCAGCCTCGCTGGTCCCCAGCACCGATAAACGCGAATGAACCGGTTTCTACATCCTTGCCATACTGCCGCTCGAATTCCTCGCGGCTCATGTCCTCGCATATCAGGCAAGCCCTTGCGTCTGAACCGTCCGGTAGGATAGCAGTCGGATCGAAATAGACCGAGTATGGGTTAGGGATCGGCTTGATGGTGATTTCTTGGTCGAACGTACCATCACCAGCGTATTCGGTCATGACGCGGCAATAGCCGATTCCCTCACGTATCTGCGGTTCAACAGCCATTCCATAGCACAACTCGGATTTGCTCCGCTGCTGGATGTAACGGACGATTTCTTCCAGTGCCTTCGCTGCATCCGGGTCTGCATCATCGTCAACTGGCCGGACCTTAATTTGCGGGATAGCCTCAAGGAACTGATTAGTCGCCCGCATTACGAATTGCTTGGTGCGGTTGATAACCAGCATTGGGCGCTCGCGCCCTGGTGTCATACGATCACGCTTCGACCACTGCGGCCATTGATCGCCCAACGCACAGAAGCGCAAATCTTCTAGCCGTTGCGAGCGTGACTCTTGATCCGCATCGAGAGAGCGCCGGAAAAAGTCATGAATGCGCCTGACTATTTCCTCGTCGTTCTGGTCGTCTGTGTCGTTATCGTTGTCGTAATTATCGTCCATCAGTTTACCTTCCGCTTATCTGTAGGTGCGGTTATCTGCGCCTTAACCTCGTCAAAATACGGCTTGATGTCGTCCGCGTATGGCGAATGCAGCGTATAGCTTGACAGAAACATAGCAAGCGCAAATGCGTCTTCGTGTGATAGATACATGCGCTGTTCTCGCATATTGATACAAACACGTTCGTGTTCTGCTTCGTTATCCTTGATAGCCACGAAACGCTTTTGCTCCATTAGTTCAGCAACCTGTGCATCTGTCATATCGTCCGTAATGTCGAACGCTTCACCGATCACTATCACATCCATCCTAGCTGCCCTCTGTACGGTAATTGTTCACGCTTGCCGGGTACCGGCTTACACTTCGCGCGTTCCATGCCTGACATAATTAGATAGCGAGTTGCGTCCATTAAGTGATCGCGTTCTTTCACAACACGCCCTTTCTCGTCACGCCGATAAACGCGGTATTCATTGATCCAGTTAAGACACGTCGAGAATACCTTAAGCCGTCCGCTACTGAGTAGTTCCCACACCTGATAGATTCCAGCCTCTACCGTGTTACGTGCAATGTCTAAGTCTAGTCCGAGGTCCAGGTAATCCTGCAATAGCTGCCGCCCGTCGATCTGACCACGCCCCCGCGCTGCGGGGTCGATAACGCCCATGATCCAATCGCCAGGAGCGCGTATTCCTGCCGCGTGAACGCTTGGTTCTGCCTCGCCCCTGTAATACTCAGCATAAAGGTAAATCGTGCCCGTATCGGGGTCTTTAGCGCCCCAAATAGCCGCTGTCCTGTTCCATCCTACGTCTAGCCCGTAAGCGCGTGGCCAATAGTCGGGTATGGCGAACGGAGCGCATACAATCTCTGATTCTGGTACTGGATAGATCGCACCGGCACCGAGCGCCGGGATACCCTTCGACCTGGCGTCACGCTGATGCGGCGGGAGTGCGCTGTATAACTCGCGCTTCATCTCGTCCGTTAGATGCGGCGCATCATCCCACGTTGCCTGAGTGACATAGCACTCCTGCGGCATAGGATCTGGTACGGAACCGCTCGGCATGAAGTGCTGTACCGTTTCGGATAGCCCTCGAACTGGCGTGAACGTCATTAGCACGCGCCCGCCTGTCGTCATCGTTCGGATAAGCGACTCGGTGTATATCTTTAGCGGCGGTTCTTCATCAAGCCAAATAAAATTAACCGCACCGCCCATGAACGCATCGATGTCCTGATCGTATGATTTCAGGACGCAACGCGATACGCCGCCAGACACATGCCGTAACTCGATCGTATCGACAGCATCAGCCGTGCCGCTTTTAGCTGTAGCGCGAAGTAGCGACGATGCCGGTATTGTCCCGGTCCCGCGCTCATGTCCCAATAGCGCGAGTTGCACGAACTCTCGTGTCGTCTTTGAAGTGTCTCCCGATGACCAGCAAAGGGTCGGCGCATCAAACCTAACACCATCCCACCATGAAGGGTAATCACCCGTGAGATGCAACGCCGTTTCATAAGCCCCCATCACCGTCTTACCGACTCGGTTAGCAGCGATGAATAGCCGCGATCTGTAGTCGGCGCCTTTGCCCATTAACTCTACGTGCTTTAGATACCCTGAGCCGGCACCACCGACAAACAGTGAATCAATCAGCCTGTACTTGCCATCAGCCTGCATTGCTTCCATTGCCTGCTTTACGCTCTTGGCCTTCTTGAGCTTCTGAACCTCGCCATACAGCGAGGCTAGCGATGCACTCATTCGACAGGCTCACCCTTGAGTTCCGCGATATCACGCGCGATCTTTTCAAGGATGTGCTGTTGTTCGTTCCATCCGGCCTTGCATTTCAGCTTAAAGATTAGGCACGTTTTGTCGCCGTCCTCGATATGCTGATCCAGCATTTTGACAGCCTGAGCGATGCCTTCGGCTCTACCTCTTTTTATAAGTTCCGCGATTTCTGTGTTTTCTCTCTTTTCCTTGTATAGCCGTTCTTCGCATACACCGAGGCAATCAGCGATCTGCTGATTAGTCATCCCAAGTCTGGCAAGTTCATACGCACGCGAAAAATCAACGTCCTCGCGCCTAACGTATGGCTTGCGAGGCTTCTTGTTTGCGTTACTCATCTTCGCCTAACCATCGTTTACGGAGTAGAAACAACGCGCGTGTAGAAAAGTGCGAGTTGATTGCGATTGATACAGCGATAATCTCGCCATCAAGGTGTTGCCACATGCCTATATACATCGTTATCAGCCCAAGAAACGACGCGATAACGGTTTCCGATGTCAACGCAAGAATAGAGAATTTCGGAACCTGCGATGACTTTAGCCGCACCAGATACGCGGAGAGCGCGCCGAATGACGATAACCAGAACGCCCAGAGATAACTGGTCGGCGGCAAGTCTGGCGGAAACTTCCCTCCGTCACCTGACAGCATTGTTACTCGATCTCAGACATTCGTTAACACCGTCCTCTATGACGTCCATACGGCTGATAATCTGTGAGTCTATCTCCTGGCTTTTGTAAGTGCCCATGATGAAAACAGCTCCGGTTGCCAGCCAGGCGGTAAAAACAGCGGTCCACATCAAGAGGAAATGTTTTCTCATCGGTAAGATTGGGCACGATTCCGGAAACCTTGGATCTGTCATCGTATTACCTGCCACGAACATGATAGGCCAGCCATCGCGCCGTCAACGTGCGACGTAACGTCCGTTCCGGGTTGCTGCATACCAAACAGAATGCGGCCTGACGGCTCGCATTCAAAACGGATAGACGAGAGCACAACGAACAGAAACATACTCACTTAAGCCACCCTATGAGCATCAGCACCGTCGGCCACACGACCAGCCATGCTGCCATCAGGTACAACGCTGTTCGTGTGTCGTTGTGTTTCATGCGCGCGGCATCATCTGCTAATACAACTTGGGTCGCATACAATCGCGTTATCCCACGACCATACCGATCCGCCATCTGCGGTCGTTTCCTTTCGGAATCCGAAGTTTTTCGAGAAATCGCCAATGCTTTGCATAAAGACGAATCGAACTTTTATGATGTGGCTTCCGTCCTTAAGCGCGCTGGACATGGGTATAACGCATACACTTCCGTCTGCGCGGTCAGTGCGCGGAATGTACGTGGTACCAACGCCGTCTAACTGATAACGACACCCCACAAGTTCAAACTCGCCATCCCCAATATAAGGGGCAGTTTCAATGTGAGGATTCGCCGCAGTCAGTAGCGACGTTAGTACAACTGTCGGGATCGAAGCGGCCATTACGGCACGATCCTAAAGCCCTGCGGAATACGCATCGTTGCGGTCGGGACCGGAGGAATCGGCCATTGAATTGTGACCGTGTTTGACTTCATACTTTCTGCTGGGGTTGTCGGATGGTCAGCCAGGTGTGTCGCCTGGAACGTGTGTACACCAGTCGAAAGCGTTAGCCCGTCTAGGTCAAACTCACAATGTTTACCGCCTGTCGTTACGATTAGATGTTTCGTCGGCGCGGTTGCATCGATGTAAAGCTGACAGTGCGTCAAAACCGAGTAGCCGGTATCTGCTGACGGGTAAGGGTCGGAAACTAGCTTATATGAGTGAGCGTTGGTTGATGCGAACAATCCAATCAGCGCGGCAACTGTATATTTCATAATATGTACCGTTAGTTTCTAGCTTTGATGTACGAGCGCAAAAGTAACTCGCCGCCCTCATCCGCTATCACCGGCTTTCCCGGTTCAATGCTGATATGCACGACTTGCGGTATGGCTGGCAACGCTTCGCAGTTCGCAACTACGGTATGCGCCGGTAACGCCTTCGGCCCTACTTGCACGCACCCTGATAGCGCCAACAGGACGGCTAGTCTAATCACGCCTTGCGCCTGCTGATTACACCGATACCGGCTAAAGCGGACGCGAGCAGCCACACGGCTGCGGGGATCGGTACAGGTTCGCACCGAGGATGAATTGGTTTCGGCCTGTCCACGCGCTGGAAAATAATGTCCGTTCCTTGATAGGTCAGTGCTTCGCTAACTTCCATCGCCTTGACATACCCGACGACGCCAAACAACAGCACAGCGATTGCAAAATACTTCATTTCATTCCCCTCAAGAATAATTCCCGCTCTGCTTTTCTGCGTCGTATCAACCCGCGCAGAATCTTGCCCCCAGCCTTGGTCCACTTAAGAAATTCATCGGCTACGTGGTCGTCCTGTCCCTTATTCAACAGCTTCAACAGCGTTGATTCCTTAAACGCAGTAACACCGACGTTATAGACAAACGACGCTAGAGCGTCGATTTGATCCTGTGCGAGTTCGTTTGCATACAGAATGTGCTTTTCGGCTGCGTTCCAATGCTCTGCAACCTGATGCTGCAACAGAATTTCTGCCTCTGCCTGGCTGATCGTGAGTGACGGCTTTACCGGCTTACCTGCAATGCGCGTAGTGCCATAGCCTATCGTCCAGACACCTGCGGCATCCTTGTACGCTTTCAGCTTGCAGCCTTCGAATGATCTAATCAGCGCAAGCCCGCGCGTCGATACCTGGCTCAAGGCTTATGCTCCATCATTAGGTTTGATGATTCCTCACCACAGTCCCTAATTGCCCAGGCTAGCGCGGTTGCCATCGCGTGATTGATTTGCAGCAATCCGCCCGGAAAATACTTAACGCGGCTTTCCTCGTTTGAAGCCCAAACCATCACATTGCCAAGCCCGTCGGAGTCTGGACTGACGTTTAGGAACGTGCCGTCCTGATCGTCGTATATTTTTCTATGCACTTCGGTTGTAACGCTCACTGATTGCGCCTCACGATGTCATCCAGAGATGCCGGGATCACTTGTGCCGCTATGATCTCGGCCTTGATTGCGTCCTGATTCCGTCGCAGTCCGATATAGCCTAGTCCGTTACCGACCATTAAAAATGCCGAATCGAAGTCATGCAATCCAGAGATTGCGCCGATGATTCCGTACAGGATCAAGAGCGCGCCTGCGGTTTTAGTTAGCCAGCCCTTCACGGCTTTAACTCCGATGCCTTCGCTAGCCTTATGGCCAGCTCTAGCACAAGCCTGCGCCAGGATTCAGACAGGATCGGACACGGGTCGAGCGGGTCTTTACCCCATGTCTCAAGTTCACCAAGAACACCTGCGCGTTTCTGTGCGTTCTTATCCTGTTCGGGAGTACCCGCATTAAACTCAGCATTAGCCCATCGACGAATAGCCGCGATAACACGATCAACCACACCGCTACCAACGATGATATCGAGTAGCCGAGTAACTAGAAACGCGATAACCTGATTCATGATTTCACCAATACCACAAGATGTATATTATATCAACGCTGCTACTGTTTTATTAGCCTGCGTCCCTCGCAGTGATCTTCTACAGTCCGCTTAGAAACTCCGTACCGTTCCGCTAGTACGCGCTGCGCAAACATCGCATTGATACGCGCTATAACCTGCATCCTGAACCGATACGCC